GTTTATGGTGATGACAAATTGATGGTAGTGACTGATGATTATAAGAAAATTATGAACCCATCTGATTTTGCCACTATTGTACGATCTATTGGATTAGATTTTACTACTGCTGACAAACGCCCATGGGATGATAAAAATAGTTATTGCGATCTTACTGAAACAACTTTTCTTAAACGTAGTTTTATAGTTCATCCACGGATTGGAAGATGGGTAGCCCCATTGGAAAAGAAGTCGATGACTAGTACCTTAAACTACGTTTCAGATGAGTTGCGTGATTTAGAGCTTACCGTTGTTAAATTGCAAAATTTTCAACGAGAAGCTTTTCTTCATTTTGATGTTTATAATAAATATATGATACAGCTTGAGAGTTTTCTACACATTAATCTTCCAAATATTAATGTTAAGTTTTTGTCAGAAAAACAATTGTTAAAATTGTATAATGATGACGAATATGGAAACTTACTCACGCTGAATTAAAAAGTTTATTATGTTGTTAGATGTTGACATATAGAGGGATTAAATCTTCGTGATTTAATAACCCTATATGTTGGAGATATTCTTGAGCCAACTATGTGATCTCAGCTATTTATTGTATCGTTTGTTCCAGTCTGTCCGAGCTATTTAGTAGGTTGATTTATTAAGACTTAATAAATTGATAATCAATAGTTGTCCAGATATGACATATCCTAAGATACATTTAAAATACAGGAAATGACCATAGTGCTTGTTTTATAATACGAATCTCAAAGTTTTTAGTATCAGTTTCTTTTATAGGTAAAATTCTCAAATTAGAAAACCTCATAAAACGGATACACCCGCTTTCCTCATGACCGACCAAACCGAATTAACACAAGACATTTCACAGGGTATCCGCTTGACCACTCGAGCCGATACTGCACAGACTGACCGTGACCAGTCTAAACCTCATAAGATGAGAAACAACATCATCCAAGAGGAGTCATGGAATCTTAACAAGATGCTTGAGCGGTATTCGTTCATAGAGTCAGTTCCCTGGCCCTCCACTCAACCATCTCATACTGTTTTGACTAAATTGAGAGTCCCACAAGACTTAGTCGTAAACGGTTTAACAGCTGCACCTTTTGATAATTTTATTTATTGGAACGGAGGTGTGAAAGTTAAGTTTCAAGTTATTGGCTCTCCGTTAACACAAGGATGCGTAGCCGCATTCTTTGTGCCTTTAACCGATCCAGCATTTATTGAAACTAACATTCTCCAAAATTTTTCTTCCGTCTCACTTAATCAAACCGTGTATATGTTCGCAAACGCTAACACTTCAGCTGAAATGAATATTGCATTTAATTCTATTCAAGGATATTTAGATATAACGGATGTATCCGCTACATCTATTATTAATACTCTTGGATACATTTATGTTGTTGTATTCAATCAGTTGGCATTATCTACTGGTACACCTGATAATGTAGCTGTTAGTATCTTTTCCCAATTTGTCGATAATGAATTCAAAATTCCACGTCGTACTGCTGTAGCGAAAGTTATGGCAAAGCGAACACAATCGTCTAGTAGAGTCCTTGATGGATTTATGAAGGCGTTGGAACCAGAAAACGTTATAGGTGACGCTATTGACTTAGCTGCATCTCTCTTTGGAATGGATAATCCCATAGACCCAGGTATTGAAAAAACGAATAAAATTGTGACTACACAACGCATGAATTTCGGTGAAGGAGTTGAATATATTGATAAGCTCACAGTTCAACCATCTAAAGTTTCAGAAGTAACTTCGGATACTTTTGCAACGGTGATGGATGAGATGGATTTCGATGTAATTAAAAAGAAATATACTTATCTCGGATCATTTGATATGAAAACATCAAATGTTCCAGGAGACGTTTTAGCTAGTTTCCCAATCAACCCGTGTCCTAATTATATAACAAATAGGCCCAACCAAATACCACTTTTACAGTATTTATCAATACCGTATAATTTTTGGAAAGGCTCATTAACATATAAGATACAAGTTGTTTCAACATCTATGCAAACTGCTAAAATTTTTATTTCGCTTAATTATGGTGAATTTTTACCCTCAACACCAGGTGTTTTAGTGTCAACGTCGTCCCAGTATGGAGAAGCATTTGAAATCAACCAAGGTTCAAATACGTATGAATTCAATGTTCCATATGTATCAATAACACCAGAACTTTATGTACCAACATCAAACGTTCCAAGTGAATTTAATTCACTAGGAATGATAAACATAAATGTTTTGAATAACCTTGTTGCTCCAAATAATTCTCCTACAACTATATCTTTTAATATTTTTATAGCTGCTGGTGATGATTTTTCACTAAATACCTTAACAACTGGTAATAATTTACTTCCGTATCGTTATCCATTAACTGATGAGATCGCCTCTGTGAAACAACGAGTCGTTCAAGAAATTGAATATGATTCGGACATAGAGGTTATTCATCTCCCTAAACCGAGAAGAGTGATTAGAACGAAAATACAGTCTGCTGCCCAACCTTTGATAACTCCAATGTCAAATGTCAATGTTAGTAATGATGTTCCTATAGCACCTAAAACTCTGACACAAACACGTCACGATATAGGTCAGAAACAAATTACTGATATACGCAAATTGTTGAAGAAGTATCATATGTATACTCATACGATTTTGGCCCCTCAAGCGTCGGACCAAAATGGGGAGACAATCCCTATACCTCTTCGCAATTTGTTTGGTTTCTCAGCTCTTGTACCCGCTGCATTTTCCGTAACACAATTCCCCCCAATACCTGCCCTATGGGCCCACTATCAATCATTGTATCGACAATTTAAAGGATCTTTAAACTTTAAATTAATGGTTGATGGTGGAGAAGACATATTATCTCAATTTTCTGTTTTCTACCAACCCCCTACCCAAAACCAAACCCGTCCAAATAATTTTGGTAACCAAATATACTCTCCGACTCCACGTATTCAATATAATGTGAATGGCATATCATCTGGAAACTGGCAAACTAATGCAACTGGAACGCGTTTACCTGTTACTTATTGTAATGGAATAAACAGAACAGCTGAATTTTCTATACCATATTCATCTCGGTATTTATCACTGATAAATTCTCAATCATCTGAGATTTCAACTTTTGATTACAACGATTTAGGGACTATAATTCTTTATTTAGATTTTTTGGACAAGGATGGGACGTCGAATAAGGAAATCACCTATAATTTATATTTTTCATTAGGTGATGATGCTAGGTTTGGAACACTTTTTAATGTTCCATATATAATACAAAATTGTTATACAAATCCAACAACTGGAGCTGTTTTAGGTCCAGCTTGGCCAGACGAGTATAACACTGTTGCATTAACA